TACAACCTTGTTTCTGTTCGTGTTTGTGTTGGCGGCGCTGCCGCTGATGGCCTTCGCGCCCATGCCGTCCAACGTCCGCCCTGTCGACGGTTCGCCTGATGTGCTGCATGTCATCCTGACCATCTCGTTCGGGTTTGTGTCGCTGGGCGGAGCGTCCGCGCTGGTGGCGGCTCTTGTCAGCCTGGGCAAGGCCATCGGTATTGTGGCCGATTCCACGTCCGCGCGCTGGGCGGCTGGGCTCAACCTGCTGATGTTTACAGTGTTGGTGCTGTTCGGCGTGTTCCGTCCTGAGATTGCGCTGGATGTCCTGGACGGTTACGCGGGCCAGATCGCGCAGGCGCTGCTGTTCATCCTCGGGTTTATCGTGCAAATGATCGGATCGAAACCCGTGTATGACTGGCTGCGGGCCGCCAAAATCCCGCTGCTGGGAAAGTCGTATAGCCAATAGAGTCACGCGCCTGGGCGGCGGGAAACCGTCGCCCAGGCTGGTGGGATTATGCCTCAGCGAGCACTGCACCAATGCGCTTATCCAGGATGCACGACGTTGATCCGTGACGGGTCACGCTGTCCGCTTCACGCGAACAAGCAAACCGTCGAGCGAGACCCGGACGTGAAGCGGCTGTATAACACAGCCCTCTGGAAAGCCATGCGCATCCGCCAGCTGGCGGAGTATCCGTGGTGCGCCAAGTGTCTGGAGCAAGGCATCTACACGCCCGCGACAGACGTCCATCACGTTGATCGGCACCGTGGAAACCTTGTAATCTTTTTCAATAGTCCGCTGCAATCGCTTTGTAAACCGTGTCACTCGGAAGAAACCGCGAGGGAACTTGGCTGGATATAGATACCCCCCCCTCGAAAAAGTTTTGATGTGGGGGAAAAGAGCGGCGGGGCTCTCATTTGCGCGAAAGAGTCCCCGATCGCGCGCAGTTTTTTATAGCCTGCTGGCGTACGGCGGGGCCTGCTGGCTGGGCCTGGGCGGCGGCCTGGGGCGGGAGTCGGTGCGCTGATGCCAACTAACGTTGTCGCAGCTGCGACCATGCAGGTCGGAAAAAAGGGCGGCCGAGGCGTTCGAGCGGACTGAGCCTGCGCCGATCATCAGGCCGCCGCTGTGGCTGTCTAAGGGTGCTAAGAAGATTTGGAAAAAGAAAATTGCAGAAATCGCCGGGTTGAAAGGCGGCGCAGATCTACTGGATGCGCTCGATGGCGAGATGCTGGCGGTTTATTGCGATGCGGTATGGAAATACATGCAACTCTCCAACCTGGACGAGCCGTCGCTGGACGATCACAAGATGCTGGCCAGCTACATGAGCAAGATGCTCCAGTACGCGGACCGTCTCGGGTTCACGCCAGGCTCGCGCGCGCGGTTGATCAAGAAACGCGCGGAAGCGAACGATGATCCGTTTGGGATGAAATACGACTGATGACAACTTTCCACCCTGCCACCCGCTATGCGTTGGATGCTGTGCTGCAAAAAATAACCGTTGGTCGGTTCGAGCGGCTGGCCTGTTTGCGGCATCTGTATGACCTGGCGCGGGCGGGACAGCTCCCGCCGAAGGTTCGGCAGCGCGTCGAGGCGGCGACGGAGATGCCAGTGCCAGCGCATGACCCCAATTTTCCGTGGATGTACGACGGGGAGCAGGCGTCGTTTGTGGCCATCGAGTGGTTTGCGCACCTGGTCCACGTGGAGGGGGAGTTCGCAGGCAAGCCCATCGAGTTGATCCCTGCGCACGTGTTCGACCTGTCGATGATCTTCGGATGGGTATCCCGCGCGGAGCAGATCACGCGCACGAACGGACGCGCGGTGGGGGTGCGCAGGTTCAACATGGCGTTCATCACCGAGGGCCGCAAGAATGCCAAGACGACGCGCGGCGCGGGCATCGGCCTGTACATGATGATCGGCGACATGGAGGTGGGTCCGTCGGTGTATTGCACGGCGTACGACAAAAAGCAGGCGGGCGTGCTCTATAACTACTCGCGGCGGATGGCTGAACTTAGCAGGGACATGCGCGCGCGGCTCAAGATCGGCGAGTATCGGCTGGTACATCGCACGCGCGGCGGGGAGATGGTGGCGTTTTCGGGCGAGGTCAAGAACAAGGACTCGTTCAACCCGAGCTGTGCGTTCATCGACGAGTACCACGCGCACCCGACGTCGAAGCTGTTTGACCTGATGGTGACCGCGCAGGGACAGCGGCAGCAGCCGTTGATCCTGACCATCACCACGGCGGGCGATGATACCGAAAGTCCCTGCTACAAGGAGTACGAATATTGCAGGATGATCGTGGAGGGTTCGGTTAGCCCGCAGCCAGGCGCGACGCACAACGAGCATTATTTCGTGATGATCCGCCAGATGGACGAGAACGACGACGAGCACGATCCCTCGAACTGGGTCAAGAGCAACCCGCTGCGCTGTGCCAACGTCAAAGGCATCGCCAGGTTGAAACAACAGCACGACACGGCGTTCGACTCTGGTATCCAAAGCAAAATCAGGTCGTTTCGCGTCAAGAACCTAAACATCTGGGTGCATGGAGATGCGGATAACTCGTACCTGGGCGAGTGGATGGCTGGGGAGGGGGCGAAGCTGTCAAAATGGGATCAGATGGGGGTGGGGCGGGATGAGTTCCAACGTCTGACCGCGGACGGGCTGTGCCTGGTGGGCGTCGATATGTCCAAGCGCATCGACCTGACGGCACTGGCGTTCGTGTTCGCGCTGCCCGATGGACGCGTCGCGGTTTCGGCGCATGGGTTTATTCCATCGCAGGCCGTAAATCAGCACGAGAAAACAGACAAAATCCCCTACCGCGTTTGGGCGGAGGCGGGCTGGCTGACGATCACGGATGGGGCGGTGACAGATTACGCCAGGCTGGAGGAGATGATCCTGCTGCGCGACGGACGCTGGGCGGACGCGGGACTGCTGGAGGCTGAGTACCTGGCGCGCATCGAGGCGGATTATCACGGCTGGCACGTGCATGAAATTTGTTATGACCCCTATGAGGCGACCAGCTTCAAGAACAACATGGACGCGCGCGGATATACGACGGTTGAGGTGCGGCAGATCATGGCCAACATGAACGAACCCACCAAAACATTCCAGGAGCTAGTCGCGGACGGCAAGATCGTGCATGACGGTTCGCCGCTGCTGCGCTGGTGCGCGGGGAATGCGCGTTTCATGGTCAACAGCAAGGAAAACATGATGATCACCAAGAAAAACCAGAACGACACGCGCCGCATCGACCTGCTCGCAGCGACGCTCAACGCCATGAAACGGTACCAGGCGCTGCAGAGCCAGGCCGCCGTAGATCCAAACGACATCGGAGTTTGACATGAACCGAAGCAAATCACGTCTGAAATCAAACGAGCGGGCCGCCCTGCGCGAGATGGGCAGGGATGTGCTGGCTTTGCGCTACGACTGGCATAGGCGTCTGCGCAATGCGCTGCTGGCGCTGGCCATGATGGACCCGGGCTGGATGGCCTGGGCCGAGGCAGATATCGACGAGCAGCGTATGAGCGTGCAGGCCATTACACGTTTGGTGGAGGGACGCGCGGGAGCTTGCGTTTTGAAACATCACCAATGGCTCGGACGGGCGCGAGCTGGCGCTTTGCTATTCGACAACGGTTTTATGTTTAATGATCGCGGCGATATGATGCAGGTGTGAGAGGCAATTGACATCATGCGGAAAATGAATATAATCAATGTATCTCACAGAAACAAAGCGGTTATGTTTTTTAATCGAATATCTTCGATGGTAAACCACCGTCAATCAGCACCGCTTGTTTCTGTGAGAAGTTTCAAGTCGCTGGTTGGCGGTGTTTTGCGTCGAAAGGTGTTGACGATGGCAGATAAAAAGTTACTTGAACAACTGGCTGATGTGATACGGATGAAGCATTACAGCCTCAAGACGGTCGAAGCTTACGTGAATTGGAATAAGCAATTCATCCTTTTTCATGGCAAGCGGCATCCGCGTGAGATGGGGCTGGAGGAGATTAAGGCTTTTTTGTCTCACCTGGCGAACGTTCGGCGAGTGTCTGGATCGACGCAGAACCAGGCTTATTACTCAATCCGTTTTATGTATTTGCATGTCCTCAACATGCAGATCGCTGGGATCGATGAGCTGGCGGCAAAAGCGGCGAAGCATCTCCCGATTGTTTTGACGCTGGAGGAAACCGCCAAGGTGTTGGAGAACATCGAAGGCGAACCGTTCAGCTTGATGGCGCATCTGTTGTATGGCGCTGGGCTGAGGCTGAAAGAGTGCCAGCAGTTGCGCTTTAAAGACATAGAATTTTCCAGCGGGATTATTGTGGTCAGGGGCGGGAAGGGGGACAAGGATCGGACTGTGCCGCTGCCCAGAAAGCTGGTCAAGCCGCTGATGGATCAGATGGCAATAGCGCGCCGATTGCATGAGATCGATGTGCAGCGTGGAATGCCTGGCGTGCAGGTGCCTGGGGCGCTGGATGTCAAATATAAAAACATTGGGTGTGAGCTTGGTTGGTTCTGGGTTTTCCCTGCGCAGGGGTACAGTGTAGACCCTGAAAGCGGGATTAGACGACGGCATCACCAACACGAGAGTGAGCTGCAGAGGGCTATTCGCGCGGGTGCGAAACGGGCGGGTGTGCTGAAGCACGTCACGCCGCACACGTTTCGGCATTGTTTTGCGACGCATCTTCTGTGGGGTGGGTATGATGTGCGCACTGTTCAGGATTTGATGGGGCATCAAAGCATAAAGACAACGATGATATATCTGCACATTTTGCAGCCTGCTGGCTGGAAAGGCGTGCAAAGTCCGCTGGATAATAATCCTGTGGAGAGTCTTATCTGTCGGTAGATGGATAAGGATAGTTGGCACGCTCCCTTGCAAACGAGTTTCCTTCCAACCCTTGACAGCGTTACAGTAACGCGGTAAGATTAGGTCAATCAAACAAGGAGATTGACATGAACAAAATCGAACTCGAAACTGGTTTCTCTGAATTTCACGGCAAAGGCATCATCTGGTGCGGCAAGGATACCAAGAAGGTTTCTCTTGAAAACCTGCTTCATCACATTGACCTGTTCCGCATTGAGTTCACCGACTCAATCCCAGCGGTTGAAGATGGCAAGGTTATCGGTCACGCTCGCAAGGTGATCGGCGGCAAGGCTTGGGTTATTTATGTCCAGTAAATCAGTGCGAGTTTTCAATCTAGCAACAGGTGAGGAGCGCATGTACTGGTGCGCTCCATTCACCGCTGTTGTTTGTGCGTATGCTCAGTCTATGCACAAAGATTTCAACACGTGGATGTATGCAAAGTATTTTCCTCTCGTAGATTACACCCGTCACACATATCTGCTTGGTGATTGGAGCGTGCTACATGGTCAATAAAGATAAAACTGGTAGTGATCGTCAATCCCGCTTGCGTGCGTCTCGCGTGAAGTGGCTTGCTGAAAATGCTTATGGCTTATCGGCAGAAGGTCTAATTGGTGCGCTCATGCGTGGCGAGTGTTCTCTGTCATGGTCAAGCGTGCCAACATCGCGTGCACTGGACGGGGCGAAGCGCACGGCTCAAAAAGGTTCTATTAGTGGCAAGCGTTCTGGTAGGTCGCCCCGCCAGTAACGCAAACCGTTATAGAAATTGCCCCTTGCAAAAAATAGAAAATATATGCTACACTAACGACGTGGTTGGGCGACGTGCCCCCCTCACGCCGCCCGCCACAGCCTTATAATCTGAGTCGCCCGCTCTCGTGCGGACAAAGTTGGAGATGAACGCCCAACAGTCAATTTTGACTGTTGGGCGGTTTTTGTTTAACTATCATGCTAAAAACCTTTGCGAAGTACCTCGACGATGTTGCAATGATCCTGGGCTGTGTCTGCCTCGTGTATGGCGTCAGCCTGGTCTATGTGCCCGCCGCCTGGATAACTATGGGAATCCTGCTGGTGACTGGCGCCTTTATGTACGGGAGGTCCGCGTGATCGTCGGGAAAATCGCCAAGTCGTTTCGCAACACGGCCACCAGCATGACGCTGTCGCAGTTGGTCGACGGGCTGGGCGCTACCAGCTCGGGAGAGGTCGTCACGCCCGACAGCGCCAAAAGCATCGACATTGTTTATCGCGCGGGCAACATCCTGAGCGATGACGTAGCCAAGCTGCCGTTCCAGCAGATCCAGCGCGTGGGGCGCAGCATCGAGCAGGTCAAGCCTGACGCGTTCCTGCGCAATAACGCCTACCTGCTGGAAGTCACTCCCAACGAGTGGGGCTGGACGCCGTTCCTGTTCAAAAAGCAGATCATCCTCTGGCAGTTCCACCACGGAAACGCTTATATCTGGTCGCCACCCGTCTGGCCGCCTCAAAAACTGATCCTGCCCGCGGACCGTACCAAACCCGTGTTTGATACGGCGGGCAATCTGTGGTATCGGCATACGTTCACCAACGGTCAGACCGAGTACATCCCAGGCGTGGAGATCCTGCAACTGCTGATCAACCCTGACGAGACAGGCATGGAGGGGCGCGGAGTGATCCAGTACGCGCGCGAGACCATCGGCCGCCAGCTGGCCGCGTTCAAGACGCAGGGCAAATTTTACGCGCAGGGCCTCAACCCGTCCGCGTACATCACCGTCAACTCTCCGCTGGATGCGACAGGCCGCGCGAAATATCGGGACTCGTACGGCGAGGCCATGAGCGGCACAAATAACGCCTATCGGCTGGCCGTGTTCGACAGCAAGATCACCAGCTTTCAACCCATCACCATGAAACCCGCCGATGCCGAGTTCCTGGAAAGCATCGACGCGAACGATGTGCGCCTGGCCACCTTCTGCGGCATCCCGCTGCACATGCTCAACCGCGGCAAGGAAGCCTACAACTCGAACGAGCAAAAATACATCGAGTATTTGCAGGGCTCGCTGGACGCGTACCTGGTGCCGTTTGAGCAGGGCGCGCGCATCCGCTGGCTGCGGCAGGACGAGCAGGCCACAAACTATTTCAGGTTCGTGCGCGAGGCTTTGCTCCGCATGGACGCAAAGGGGCGCGCCGAAACCAACGAGATCCGCATCCGCAGCGGGCAGATGACGCCCAACGAAGCCCGCGAAAAGGACGACGTCAGCGCCTATCCTGGCGGGGATAAATTTTACATGACCAGCAACTACACACCGATCAACGGAGATCAAAATGCCTAATCAGCCCATCCGCGTGTTCGAGGGCAATGCCCAACCGTTCGAGCCGTTTTGGACGTTCCGCAACGCGGCCCAGTCTGAAAGCGGCGAGACCGAGGTCGAGCTGTACGGCCCGATCTCCGAGTTTTCCTGGTTTGATGACGAGGTCACACCGAAAAAGTTCAAAGACCAGTTGTATGCCAACGGCCATGCGCCTGTGACGGTGCGTCTGAACAGCTACGGCGGCGACCTGATCGCGGCCTCGGTTATCGCGGCCATGCTGCGCGACTATCCAGGCAAAACCACGGTCAAGATCGACGGCGTGGCGGCCTCGGCGGCCGTGATGGTGGCCCTGGCGGGTGACAGGATCAAAATCCAGGCCAGCGCCTACATGATGATCCATAACCCGATGGTGGGCATCCTCGGGTATTTCGGCGTGGATGAACTCAAGGGGCTGGTCGACGAGCTGAAATCGATCAAGAGCGGCATCGTCGAGGGCTACACCGCCCGCACGAAACTCGACTCGCTCAAGCTCTCGAAGATGATGGACGACGAAACCTGGATGACCGCCAGCGAGGCCATTGCCAACGGGTTCGCCGACGAGATCGTCAGCGGATCGTCCAAGGCCAGTTACGTCAACCTGGCCAGCATGCAAGCCAAATTTGTGAATATCCCGCGCGCGCTGTTGGAACCCCAGCAACCCGCGGGTAACGAAACCGAGCGCCGCGCGCAGCGTCTGGCCGCTCAAGCCCGATCATACCTAATCAAGGAGAAATAGCATGACCATCAAAAATCTGTACGACCGTGTCATGAAGGCGAACGCTGAGCGCAACCGCATCGCGTCGGATGTCGTCCGCCTGAACGACGAAGGCAAGTACGACGAGGCGCTCGCTCTTCAGGGGAGCCTCGACGCCGCCAACAGCGAGTACGACCAGTCCAACAAGTTGTACTTGTCCACCCTGGCCGCCACCAGCGACACCCCCAGCCCCCAGCAGCGCTTCGCGCCGATGGGCAACCAGGAACCGCGCGAGGTCAAGGCCCTGCGCGAGACCAGGGAATACGCCGATCAGTGGTTCGAGGCCTTCCGCGCTGGCGTGAGCCCGAAGAACCTGCACGCCAACGGCGGCGCACAGCGTTTCCCGCTGTTGATCAATGCCCTCACCGAAACGGGCGGCTCGCCCGCGGGTGAGGATGGCGGTTTCCTGAACCCTGTCGAGTTCGACAACAAAATCCGCGAGCTGATGCGCGCGTATGTCGACCTGGGCAACTATGTCAGCATCGAGGACGTCAACACCTACTCGGGCTGGCGCGTGATCGAACAGTTCGCGGCTTCGAGCGGGCTGACCGAGACCACCACCGAGTTGACCGTCAAGGCCGATGGCGACGAGGGCGAATCGCCCAAGTTCAACAAGATCGAGTACGCCCTGCGCGAGTTCTCGGACTTCCTGCGCGTGGGTAACTCCCTGATGCAGGACACGCCCGTCAACATCATGGCCTACCTGAGCCGCTGGTTCGCCAAAAAGCTTGTGCTCACGCACAACAGCCTGGTGCTGACCAAGTTCAACGCCATCACGGGCACCGCCGTCAGCGACTACAAGACCACATTGAGCGCGATCAAGACCGTGCTCAACAAGACCCTCGATCCCGCGTTCTCCGCCTCGGCCATCATCGCCACCAACCAGAGCGGACTGGATGTGCTCGACCAGCTTGAGGACGGCACGGGCCGCCCGCTGCTCCAGCCCGATCCCAGCAGCCCGACCGCGTTCCGCGTGAAGGGCCGTCCCGTGGTCTACCTCTCGGATGCCCACTGGGCCAACATGACAGGCCCCGCCCGCGCCCGCATCGCCATCGGCGACGCCCGCGAGTTCGTGGCCCTGTTCCGCCGCTCGGGCCTGGAGTTTGCCTCGACCAACATCGGCGGCAGCGCCTGGCGCTCGAACAGCACCGAGGTGCGCGGCATTGCCCGCCTCGACTGCGAAACCCTCGACAGCGACGCGCTGACCGTTCTCAAGGTCACCCTGCCGTCGTAAGTTTGCACCGTCCTCTCCCTGCTCCAGGTTCGCAAGCGCCTGGAGCAGGACGAAAATAATCTCCAAAG